TCTGTATAAGGAATAAGCTGTTTGTCTACAATTTTTGGAGTGCCAGATACTTTTTCTATCCCCGCAGTTGTGCGGGTCCACGTAACAACTTTAGATGGATTGTCTTTTTTAACAGAATCAGCTTCAACTAAAACTGGATTACCAGTATCAGGAAGAGCAGTAACCGAACCGTCTGCATTAATAGTAATTCGACCACTTTCTTCAATCTCCCAACGATCTGTACTTTTTCTTTTATATATAACAGTAGAATCAATTTGACTTGAAGTTTTAGTTCCTTGCGCGGGATTGTAATAAACATTAGTTCCAGAAACTACCGGAGTCGTGCCCCCTCCATTGTCTTGACCAATCAAAACGTAGTTTCCGTTAATCTTTGCTGACTGGTCTTCTGAATTTCCTGCACCTAGACCGCTAATATTTAAAGAAATAATATCGCGTTGTTCTGAACCTACCAAAAACCTAGGCCATGTTTGGCTGGTTTCAAATGCTTCATGTGCCCTGCGGTTAATAAAACTATCTATTGATCCCTGTTCTTCTGTCGTCAGGTTGCCCCCACCAATTAAAGATTGTATAAGAAATAGTAAATCGCTATATGTTCTGTCCTGCATTATATTTTGTTAGGGCTTAGTTCAGGAAACTTCTTGTTATAGTATTTCAAAAATTCTTTAGAATGCACAGTCTCATGACCATACTTTTTTGTGAGTCGAAAGAACTCTCTTGCGGGTATTGTAGCAACTGGCTTACCTAAAGTTGGATGAGTCTTTCCTTTTAGTTCTTTTGCTTCTTTGGTTGCCTGTGCAACTCTCTTTTTTTCGGTCTGTTTTTCTAGATTAAATCCAGTCTTTATCTCCTTCATAAAGGCACGATCAATCTCGCCATCTGAGTAGCGTTTAAGTTTGGGAACAATTATCTCCATATTAAAAAGGCGGGGGGCTTGCACCCCCCAACCAGATTTAATTAGCTAACAAATTTGCTTGGATCAAGTATCTTTAATCCAATAAACAGTTTGCCCGCTGTTAGATCAGCGTGAGTGCCGTTGATTTCAGCGATAACATCTGTTGCAGTTTGAACAAGTTTAACAGGAAGTGCGCCACCAGCGATAGTGGTGTTTCCTGCGGATTGAACAAATGATTCACCTGTATTAGCAACAGGTGCAGACATACCGTCTACATCAAGCGCATCAATGAACTCATCAGGATCGCCAGCGGTTGTACCTAAATCAAGAGTGATGTCGGTAGCTCCAGCAAATGCCTCAGCCTCGTATGCTACAGCATAAACTACTCCACCCCCAGCAGGGATAGTAGCAATTTTTACTTGGTTTGCAGCACCAATTGTAGAGAGGAAACCTGATTTTTGTAGATCAGTGTGATCGATAACGGCATAGTGAGTGAAATCACCATTAGCCTCGTTTACTGTTGGAATAGCCATAGTATTATATCTCCTTGGTTAATTATGAAGGATCAACGATTTTACCGTGAGCACCAGGGTGGTATACACCGAGGGTCAAAGCGCAATCAACGAAACCACGCTCGCCACCACCAAGGTTAGGAAGACGTGTGCTTCCCATTGGGATGAGTTCGTGAACACCATAGTACTCAGGGTTAACCAAGTAGCCCATCATGCCTGCTGTGCCAGCTTGAGTTGGCATACAGTCTGGGTTACCGTTAACGATAGAGACTACGCCGTGATCACTTTGGTAGAGATCAACGGATAGTTTGATTTCACCGCTATTGCCGTCATAGTTCACAGAGCGAACATTGTCAGAGCCAGAGGAAACGCGAGCAAAGTCACTGATGTCTCCACGAAGGGTAGTATCAGCAACAAGCATGAGGTTGTTGGTTGAACCAGTAACTCCGAAGATTGAGGTAATTAAACCATTGAACTCGGCTTCACTAAGAGAAGAACCAGCATCAACAACACTTGCAGCAGGTGTTTGGAACGCAGCAGGAACATTAGCGGAACCAGCGGCATTTTGAATCCAATCACCAAGACCACCAAGAGCGTTTGCTGTACCAGCACCGTTCTCAACAGCTTGAGTGTTAGCAGAAGCAAGAGTTGCTTCAATGTCGCGCTTTAGTTCACGGATAGCTTTAGCTTCAGCTTGAGCAATCTTAGCAGGACCTACGGAATCGACAGCTTCTTGCATGTCGGATACCATGTAGTCACGGCGGAACTTTTGAACGCGGTTACCAAGCTTTGCACGGCCAGCGAACTGGTCAGTGAAAGCTGTGACATCAGCACCTTCGGAAATACCGGCAGTGCTAGGAGCCGCAAGACTGTCAACTGTCCATTCAACGAATGTTGAGGAAGCTTTTTGCTTATCGGCGGAGGAGAGGATTGGAGTTTCTTCTGGAGCGAGAATAGTCAAGACATCAGTCAAGTCTTCGCGGTTAGAAACAGCCGACCCTGTATTTGTAGTGTCAAATGTATTTGAGAATGACATTGTATATTAATTTATCGGTTTTGTAATTGTAAGGTTCTGAGAGTTACAAAATCACTCTTGCTGCCTGTTTTACTGAATTGATTTCTATATTCGTTTACTTTCTTGACCCTAGAATCTACCTTACGTTCTGATTGAGCACCTGCACCAGTTGGTTGTTTTGGTGGATTTAACCGAGCGGATTGTTTTGATTCTACAACTGGCTTGCGACCATACAAGCTGTTAGCAGCATGAGCCATGATATATGGTAGCTGTGCTGAAATCTCCGGTGCAATAGCACCCTCTAGTTCGGCAAAACGTGGGTCATTTATCATAGCCTCATATTGCTTGCGAGTATCATTGTCTTCACCTTGTAGCCAGGACAATTCTTCTTGGGCTTTTTGTGCAAAAGCACCTTTGAGTTGTTGGCCTTGCTCTTTGGCTTGCAAAACACTTAGTTGAGCAGGAAGGAACTTATCACGGCTTTTACGTGCATTGAGCAAGCTCTTGCGTATATCAGCCTTGGTTAATTCCTTGCCTTCAACTTCAGTTACTACGTCGTCAGGACCATAACCATCAGCGTTGAACAATACATCTTCAGCCCACTCTACAATCCCATTTATTTCGTCAGCTTTATCTTTAATTCCTTCTATGGTATCAATGTTACCATAGGGATTATTTTTAACTTGCTGATTTCCTTTGAGTGGATTGCTAGAATCTGCTTCTATGCTTGAACGTAGCTTTTGTAATTCTTCTTCAGCAGCTTTGCGTTGTGCGGTTAGTTTTCCAAACCGTTCAACAGCTTTACTGCCAAGCTTCTTACCAAGCTCGCTAAGGTCTTCCTCCGACATTTCATCGAGGTCAATCTGTGAAAGAACGTCTTCAGAAGGCACTTCAGACTCTGCTTCGGTTTCAGAACTCTCCTCTGATTCCTCTACAACTTCTTCTGTTTCTTCCAATTCATTGGATGCAATTTCCGCTTCCTCTACAACTTCTTCAGTCTGTTCAACTTCCTCAGTTGGTTCGGATGCTTGGTTAGCACCTAAGCGTCGAGCGGCAAGCTCGGACACTGATATGTTTGTTGCCACCGGATTTGTTGGCGACTCGGCGATGTCGCTTGAGTGATCTTCTGTCATAATTCGTCCATCCGTATACGCTGGATGATTGCGATAAATTTATTGTAACACCCTATGCAAGTTGTTGGCTATGACGAACGCGAAGATCGTCCCAGTTTACCATCTTTAGAATGTCATCGTAGGCTAGAATACGGCCACTCAACTGCTGTATTACTTCCGTAGATGCGCTTGCCATATCAGCAATAACTTCTTCACGCGCCGCTTCAATGGAATAAATGAAACGAGCAAAGGCTTCGTAGTTAGCGAGGGTCTTAATATCTTCTTCCATAAATTATTTTGCTGGAGTTATTGCTAATGAGTGCATTCTAGTAGATTCTCTGCGCCTGTCAGCGTGAGGTTTACCTGGGTCTAAGAATATAGTCATAAAATCATCAGAAAGTTCTATGGGATCAGTTTTTGACGCAAATGAATCGCGCAGGTCTTTTGCATTTCCTGCCCCTAAAACATTCTGTTTGTTACCATAAATGTTTTCATAAGTATATCTAACCTGAGAATCAACACCATCTTGTAGCTGATTTTCTTTAAGAAACTCTTCATAATAAGGACGATGAAAGTCAAACTGAAATAAACCATATCCATTGCCCCCCTTTTGTTTTTGCCTAAAATCAAATGTTCCGCCAGTCTCTACATCAATATTACCTAACATGGCAGAAATTAACGGAAAGTTTGAGCCAAAATATTTTTCTATAGTTGACCCCACGTGCCTCATATTAAGGTCTTTAACCGCTCTATCACTTAGCTCTTGCGCACGAACAGTTATAAAATCTCTTGGTGTTTTATTATCCGCCATTGCGTTATACTTTAAGAATAATAAACAAATGCTAGAGGTTTTGAGTATCAACTTCACCCATTTGAGCGGGGTCTGTGCCAATTCTACCAATTTGTGCATTCTGCATTTGCTGCATAGCAAACATATATTGACCTTGGTATTTCTCCATTCTAGATCGGAATGGTTCATCTTGTTCTATTCTTTGCGCTACATCTGGCTGAGACACATATTGCTCAATAACTTGCAATGCAATCTGACCACCATTTGGACGAGCCGGCATTTCAATACCTGCAAAGATTTTTGTCAAGTCATCTGTAACTTGTTTGACGATCTGCTCTTGGGCTTCCTCTACTGGCTGTAACACTGCATCCGCGAGGGTTGGGTCAATGCTACTGGCTGCTACCTCAAGCAGACGATCAATGCTAATCCTACCGTTCATGTCTAACTGTGTTAGCGAAACTAACTGGTTTAGCTTATTCTCTTGAGCCTCTGGATCAGAGTTTAGCACATCGTAGTCAATTAAGATGTCAAAGTTTTCGTCTGGATTGCCCTTATCAAATATCTGGGGGTCTGGGCTACCTGTAACTCGGAAGAAGATACTGTCTGGTCCAAACCTTTGGAAGCAACGATACGCTAGTTTTAGAACATCAGCGCAGTGGGCCAAGAACTTGTCTACTAAAAACTGTCTACGCATCTGACTGATAGGGTCTTGAAAATCTAGTCCTACCATTGCGTTGGCTTGACGTTCCATAGTTTGTTCCATTTCCAAAGAGCCTTGATTGAAGTTTGGGGTAGGACCAAACTCAAACTCGCCTTTACGTCGGTATGGTATGTATCTACCGGGTCCCCAATCTTTAGGCGCATTGCCTACAGGGTGCATAATTGGTGGGAGCGTAGCCAGGCTGTTGCGGTCAATGCGAGAGTCTCGCTCTACTTTTACTTGCTGCTGAATGCCACGCAATACATCAGGGATAGTTTGTGTATCATACAAGCGTTTGCTGTCCTCTGACAGCTTTGTGACAACAACGGGGTAGTCCTCATAGCCATTCATAAGACTAAACTTAGCGTAACTTGGCACTCCTAGTCCTTCGTTGCCATCAAAGTCCTTGTGTATAACAGTTTCGTAAATACCTTCAGAACTATCTTCAGGATCAACCAAGCGTTGATAGCAGTGAATAACCTCAATAAGTTCATCAGCTTCGTATGCAGAATCTGTAAGACTAATAGAGCGACGACCTTCTTGCTCGCGCTCAATAGAGTCAATGTTTACTCCACGGTAATGCTCAATCATGTAGTCTACAAAATCTTCGTCCCATCCATCAGTAACAACTTTATTTTCTAATTCCTGGGCTGTGTAGTATGTGCGCCAGAAACAATATGGAGAGCGTTGAGGATCGGTAACATACGCTGGGAACATAAAGTCTCCGTCTGGTGCTAAGGTCTTTACGTCTGGAACATCAATTTGACGGCGAACTACCGGAAGCTCCGCGACTCCGCTTTTTCGTATTTCTTTGAGTGCTCTCTTGGCTTTGCGGTCTGTTACACCGTCAAAAGTTGTTTTTATAAGCTGAATAATCTGCTCATCATCGTTGCCTTCCAAGATGATTGCAGCAAGCTCTGGAGATATTTGAGCAATCTGATTAATGTCTAAAGTTTGAAGAAAGCGTCGGTCTTCTCTGTGCCATCCTACATATGTAATCAACAAGCC